TACCGACGATAGCAACGCCAATGTTTATGGCGTGAGCGTGCGATATGGCGGTATTGACCGAGAGAACCCACGAGCTGATATTGTCATCACTAAAGAGAGCGAGGGTACTATATGCCAATAAAACGGAGCAAGCAGGCGAAAAACCTGCGTAAAGTCGTAAAGAGAAAAATAGCCACAAAGCAGGCTAACAAAAACGGCGTTAGCCCGATTTCTGGAGTGGCTCCACCAGCTGATAAACAATTTGGTAAGGCTGGTGGCAACCCTCGCCACAATGGGGCGTGGAAGAAAGAAGATACTTTGCGTTTCAAACTTCAACAGGTGGCGAAGTTAGATAAAAACGAGCTGTCCGTTCTGCTGGATGATAAAGAGACCGGAGAATATGAGAAAAGTGTGGCGCGTATTTTACTAGACATCGCCGAGCCACAAAATCAACTAACTGCCGAGGAACGCTGGCGTATTCTCAATGGTCTGACTAATCAAGATAGCGGAATGCCAAAGCAGCAAGTAGATCAGACTAACTACGAGGCGCCGATACCATTATCTCCGCGCCAGATTATTACAGAGCCTCGCGCCAAAGCGACACGAGCAACCAAGAAAACTACCAAGAAGAAAAAGTAATGCTTCAAGATACTACGGCACTCAAAAAGATAGAGGCGATGTCGGCACGCATAAATATCATTCAGGGCGGAGCGCGGGCTGGTAAGACGACGGCGATGGTAATACACCTCTGCGACCTGTCTTTTGCTGTGCGTGATAAGATTATTAGCGTAGTATCTGATACTTACCCTAATCTGGAAAAGGGCGTGATACGCGACTGGGAGAAGTTGCTCAAACACCATAATTACGAGCAGCTGTTCATTCAGAATAAAGTTAAGCATACCTGGACGAACAAAGTAACTGGCACTATTGTCGAGTTCTTTTCCTGCGAGGCGGACGACGCCCTCGGTGCTGGTCGTGATTATTTATTTATCAACGAAGCATATCGCGTGCCCTATGCGACATTCGACCAACTCATGCTTCGCACTGAAGTCATGGCATGGCTAGACTTCAACCCGATAAACGAGTTCTGGGTCCATACCGAAGTAATGAAGAAACGGACGGACTGGCAATTTGAGAAACTAACCTATCAAGATAATGAGGGGCTACCGCCGTCTATTCTCGCTGATTTGCTCCAGCATAGAGGCGACGGCACGAGTAACTGGTGGCGGGTTTATGGGCTGGGAGAAATTGGTGCACTAGAGGGCAATGTATATCGTGGCTGGGTCTGTCATGATACTTACAAAGGTATCTCAATGTCATTGAAGCGTTACGGCGTCGATTTTGGCTATAATGATCCGACAACCATTATGGCAATTCACGATGACGAGAACCGAGAAATCTACCTTAAAACTAAACTCTACCAGAGTTTTCTCACTAGCAAAGAAATCGTGGAACGAGCCGTAGCGATTAACGCCGAAGCCGAGGGACTGTTCGTCTGCGATAACGCCAAGCCAGAAATGATTAAAGACCTCCAAGAGGCAGGCTTACGCGCTATTCCTTGCGACAAATCGGCTTCGGGCAAGGTAAATGGTAAGCTTTACAACATCAACCTCGTCCAAGAACGCAAAGTTCATTATCTTGCCGAGGACAAAGACCTAGAGCGCGAATACTTAACCTATGGCTGGCGTGTAAAGAAATCTACTGGCAAGACTATTGACGAGCCACAGGACGGCAATGACCACGCGCTAGACGCTATCGCCTATGCGATACGAGATATGGAGCGGAAACCCCTGCGATACGCAGGGGTCAGGTAGTGATAAATTACAATTTATCGTAATAGTCCAATGCTACCAGTTAATTTGTTAATTTTCTTTTTGTCGCCGTAAATCGCAATACCAAAATAAGTGATTTCTTCCGGTGTAACTTCGCTAATTTTTCCAATATATTCATCGTAAGTTTTACAGGACTGCGCAACATCAGAAAAATCTGCTACGATAATATCTTGATATTCATCATCATAAAGTTTGGCGCGTAAGTCGGCAAGAAACTCTTTGTTGCCTCTTAAAATAGGAATAGGTATTTCAATGATGCCGAGATGAAGTTTGCCTTGTTTATCTAAAACATCTTTTCCGACTACACTGGGGTAGTGGCTTCCCAAAGTATTGCCGAGAATTGCTGCCGTATTCGCAATAATGCCGAGCGGTAGTTTTTCGTCTATAATCATTACACATTTTTTATCGTCTGTCATTTTAACTCCGTTTCTTTATGTTATTATAACATTTTTGTCGGGTTTTGGGCGCAGGCTGTGGCGAGGACGAGGGTAAAGAGGGGCGCGAGTAGGTTAGGCGAGCGCCCCGCCCCCGCTCCTGAAGCAAGCCGACGGAGCAGGGCGACGATCGGCGAAGCGACCGCGATAGTGGGCAGGGCGGGGCTAAGCCCGAAGTCCGAAGCCAAAGGCAAGCCGAACAGGGGCTCTAGTGTAAGATTAATGGTAACTGCACCTTGCGCTAGGGATAGTAGCGAAATTGAGCGGGCGTATTTTGAGATAGCCATTATTCGTGCTCATAGTGATAGCCCGCTCAATGGAGTGAATAGCCCGACGGCGTAAGCCGTAGCGCCCGATAAATGATTATGCTATAATAGTTGTAAATGACAAAAGACCCTAACCTAAAGCAAATAATTAAACGCTTATCTTTACAGGCGGTAGTCGTAGATGAGTGGAAGCATATTACGCCCCGATACGGCGAGAATAATACCGCGGAAATTAGGAAATATCTGCCTGGCGACCCTTTTCTGCTCTATGATTACAAGTGTATAATGCTGATTTACGAAGAAGGAAAATCTAAAAAAGAAGCCGTCGCGATTGCTGACGATATGAAGCCTGACGACTGGTATGAAACATGGCTAGACCTTAAAAGGACACTTGATAATACCCCACTCAACTCGCAAGAAAAAGATTAGGCTGCGCGGAGGGGCGTTAGCCCCGCAGCGCGAATAGCGACGACGCGACCGACGAAGCCCCGCGGAACGCGTGGCGAGTGAGGGCGCGGAGGAGTGCTAGTGAAGATAATTAGCCTCGTTTTTATGCGAGATTATTTTTGTTGAGAAAACGCTTGAACTGGCGAGGATAGCGAGTGAAAAAATGCTCGCATTTTCTTTTGAGCGACGCAGACATTAGATAGTTTTCGCAGAAAACTATTGACACTCGTTCGCGATGATATGGAGAATGTGGTCAGAGCGTAAGCATCATCACGATGTTTATGCTCCGCCAATATATTAAGATCCAGTAAAGTAAAGGCTGCTTCCGCAGTTCTTATTCAGGACTACTTTACTCTTAATGTTTTGGCGATAACCACAATGCGCGAGGTTTAACTCGGAGGGCTTTTAGCTACCTTTTGTTTTTAATACCCCAGAGGGATTAACTACCCTTTGTTTTTGCACGTGGTAATTTTTACGAACTTTAACTTTAGGACGAATTATGAACCAAGAAAACAAGAAGTTCATGTCGGTATCTACCAAATCTGCCCTCGTCAATAAGGCGAGCGATGGCTCCGAACAGGAACATCAGATAACTTTCGTGGCGTCTAGTGCGAACCCTGACCGCGCTAAAGAAATCGTGGAGATTGGGACTTTCAAACTTCCACTCAAAGGTGGCGGTTTCGTGCGAGTAGCAGAACTTGCTAGCACGCCGAATGCGAAGCTTGATATTCCGTTCCTCGCAAACCATGACGGCTGGGACATCGACAGCGTGCTCGGTAGCGTGCGCAGTGCGGTATATGACGGCGAGAAAAAAGAACTCACTTTTACGGTCGGGCTCTCATCGCGCGATAAGGCACAAGAGATGTTTAGGCTTGTCGCCGAGGGTCATCTCGACAATGCGTTCTCTATCGGCTGGCGAGGCGGGGCGTTTAACCCTGATACCAAAACCTATACCGAGGGAGAAATGCTAGAGGTGTCGCTCGTTACGCGAGGTTGTAATTATGACGCTCGTGTAGTCAATGCCAAGAGCGTTGAGGCAATTAAGACGGACGATGAAGCCGACAATACACAAGAACCGACAGAGCAAGATACTCACGCCTCAATGGAAGCGGAACACGCCCCAGAGGAGGAAAATCATAAATCTAATCAAGAAACGGAGAAAATCATGGATGGTAAAGAAACTAACCAGGAAGAAATCGCAAAGAAGCAGGTCGTAGAGGCACCAAGCCAAAAGAGCACGATTACGATTAGCCAGAAAAACTATCTCGACACGCCAGAAGCGATGGCAGATCTTGCTAAACATATTCACGCTAACTATGGCAAAAGTAATGAAGCGGTAGTCGCAAGCTGGAAAGAACATCTAGCAACTAAAGGTTTAACTGGCTCGGAGATTTTACCGACAACTCTCGCACAAGCGTTCTTCAACTGCTTCGAGCGTAAAGACGGAGTGCTCGCGAAGTTCCGCTCTACTAAAGTCCTCGCTGGCGCAGCTTACGCATTTTCTACTAGCGATAAGGCGGGCGCACATACTAAAGGCGATAAAAAGGGCTACATTACCCCGAAAAGTATCCGTCGCGACTGGAAGCACAAAATCGCCTATGCCAAGATGGAGTTGGATCTCCAAGACTTACTAGACGACCAGACTGGCGAGCTAACTCAAATGCGGGCAGAAATGCTGGCCGAGCGACTTTATACGCGTATCTTGGAGGCGTTCGTAACCGAGGCTGTCGCTAATAAACCAAGCGGAGCCGATACGCGAATGTTCGACGGCACACGAGGCGTGTTCTCATTCAAGGCTGACCTCGACCGCTCCGTTAAAACTGGTAACGACGATGACATCCTCTACGCCAAAGCGATTGCGAATGTTATTGCCAATGATAAGGCTGATAATCTATACGACAAAATTGTTAAGGTTATTCGTGGCATTAAAGGCACAGGCGAAAAGGCGATTTTCGTGCCCGACGGCACCATGACCGACCTCATGCTCTCGAAAGATAATGATGGACGCTATCTGTTTCCAGTTGGCTCTAATACCGAAAACTTGCTCAAGGCGACCGTCGTGGAGCTGGAAAGCATGGATGACTGCGGTTACGATGTTATCGGAGTAAATTGTGGCAACATTCTTTACGCTCATGGTGCTGATATGCTTCGTGCGGCGTTTGACCACGAATATAACCGCGATGTCTTGCTTCACGAAAAGTCAGTAGCAGGCACCGCCCAGGGCTGGAAATCTATTGCTGGCTACGCTTCGGCTGGTAAGACTAGTGGAGGTGAAGCCTAATCTGGCAAGCCTCTATGAGGCAGGGTGAATGCTCTGCCTCATATACCAAAGATAAGTAATCAATATGGACGATACGATTAATACAAATATCAGTTTATCGGCTGGTGAATGTGTGGTATTTCTTGGACGTGAATTAACGCCGAACGAGGAGAATAATTTTGCGCTGTTTCTGGCTGTCGCTACGGCACGCCTCAACGCCTTGCTTGGCGTAGATATAACTGCGCAGAAGAACGAGAACAATATTCCTCTCATTCAGCTATTGCTAGCACGCCTTGTCGGTGTAATTTCTGACGAGCAGGAGGCTGCTCAAAATCGGGGTGTGGTCGCAAAAGCCGTGGAAGATTTTAAGGTAGAATATGACGAAACCGCCTCAACTCCTATGCACCAGTTCGTAGAGTATAACGCTGATTTATTGAAATTATTTGCGCCGAAGCCGATGTTTCGGGCGGGGAGTAATGCCTACGATGGTAAAAGCCTTTGTATATAGTCCAGATAAGAGCACACATCATAGCGTGTTTCGGCATTTTAAGAACGGCTTGGAGGAGATAGATTTCTTGCCAGTCGTCGGCACTACGGTCAATGGACAACGCAAGATTAAAGCGATCGTTAAAGCCAAGATGGGCTTAAAGCGAGCTTCGCAACTGCGACGAACTGCGAGTGATCTGACTGTTCATTGTTTTCCCGAAGATTTTGATGATGTGGTAAATATCCAGGATGTTATCGGTTCGGCTATTCGCTGGTGTGGTCGTAACTATTCGCTCGACGGCGCCAGCCTCGGTAAGAATTACGAAACTGGTGAGATAGAACACATTACATTCAACTGCTCACTCGCCATCTATACCGATGACCGCCCGAAGTTCTTCCTAGAAAGCTCGCGTGCGACCATTCTCACTACGGAAACTGGGCGTATTTTCATGGTGGAGCAGTTTGGCGAAGTGAGTGGAACGGAAATACCAGAAGAAACGCCAGAAATGGCAGGAGCAATAGCATGATGGAAAAGATACGAGTATTGGAGTTATTTGCTGGAATTGGGGCGTGTAGTAAGGCCTTGGAACGATTAAAAATACCGCACGAAATCGTTGATGCCGTAGAAATAGATAAATACGCAATCAGGTCTTTTAATGCAATTCATAACACTAACTTTGAACCACAGGATATTCGAGAATGGGATAAAGACTTGAAAGTCGATTTAATCATACATGGGTCGCCTTGTCAGGACTTTTCTATTGCTGGCAAACAAGCTGGTGGTGATATGGGCAGTGGCACACGATCCAGCTTAATGTATGATACTTTACGCATTGTTAAGAAACTTCGCCCAAAATATGTGATTTGGGAAAATGTAAAAAATCTGCTGTCGCAAAAACATCGTCCTAATTTTGACGCTTATCAAGAGCAAATGGTGGAGCTAGGCTACCGAAACTTTTATCAAGTATTGAATGCTAAAGATTATGGTATCCCCCAAAATCGGGAGCGAGTTTTTACAGTAAGCATATTGGACGATGATAATTTCAGTTTTCCATCAAAACAAACTGACGGAAAGATAAATAAGGTCTTTGATATTAATAAAGAAGTTCTGAATGATAATGAACGGCAACGACGAGTATATTCACCGGATGGCATATCTCCAGCATTGCTAAATCGTTCCGATAGCCCCAAGATTATTACCAAATTTGATTTTCCACCCCAACAAGAGTTGTCAATGCAACTGAATGACATTTTAGATGAGCAAGTAGAAGAAAAGTATTATCTTGACCAAAAGATGATAGACGACTTTCGGATTAAGCATAGTATTAAGCAGTCGAAAAGCGGAATAAGCGTAGCGGGAGAACTCAATATCAAAACAAGCGAACAGGTGCGTAAGGTATATTCCTGCGACGGTGTAGCTCCGACTTTAGATACTATGGGAGGTGGACATCGGCAACCAAAAATTATTATTGATGATACGCAGGGGTTTGACGGAGTTAGATATTATTGCGAATACGCACCGACATTAAGAGCTGGACGCAGTGGGTTAAAGACAACTGACCGAACTTATCGTATTCGCAAACTTACGCCAAAAGAATGCTGGCGACTAATGGGATTTGACGATACAGATTTTGAGAAAGCTAGTCGGATTAACTCTAATACGCAACTCTATAAACAAGCTGGTAATTCTATCGTGGTCAATGTATTAATGGCAATACTATCGGAATTATTTAACGAAGGGAGTAATGAATGATTCCTTCAACTAATACTCGGCAATGCGTGAGCGAACAGATGAAGCAGCCGGATGCCAGCGACGAGCCGCTTGTGCCCAAAGCGCGGGACGCGCGACGGCGTCAGGGCGGCGAGGAGTGCCAGCGGAGATATTAAACATTATTAAGGAGTAAAACATGGAAGCGATCAAGTTCTCGGAATTACCAAGTGGCGATAAGCAAGACCTCGGAGAAAACGACGGCGTACCAATTATTGCTAATCAGGAAAACCGCCTGCTATCGTGGGGGCGATTAAAGAAACAACTCGCCAAGCAAACGCACTCGGACAAGGTAGATATTGACGAGGAAAACAAGCTTAAAGTGCCGACCAATGAGGCGGTAGAGGCAAGATTAAGTAAGCTAGAGGGCGAAATTAACGAGCGCGTGGATGATGTAGAGGCTACTGCCGATGGTGCCAAAGCTACCGCAAATAGTGCGTTGGCGTCGGCTGGCTCGGCGTGTCGAGATGCCCAGCGCGCCGAGAACGAGGCGACCAAAGCTAATGAAGCGGCGTCGGAAGCGTTAGTAAAAGCTAATTCTGCGAATACGACCGCCGAGGAAGCGATGGAAGCTTCTCGTAACGCGACAACGACGGCGAATGAGGCAAAAACTAGCGCAGATACCGCGACTACTACTGCTACTACTGCCAAGACCACCGCTGATGGCGCACTGGCTCAAGCCGAAACTGCTACCGCTACTGCGACATCCGCGCAAACTACCGCTCAAAGTGCGAAAGAAACTGCCAATACCGCCAAAGCGAGTGCGGACGAGCTGGCAACGAAAATTGATAGCAATACTGCCACGCTTCAGAAAATGCGTGAAGATTTAGACACCGAGGCAACTAATCGCACCGGAGCCGTAGCGGAAGTAAAAACTAATCTACAAAGCGTAGCTAGTCGTGTTGGCGACATTGAAAGTAAAATTGCGAGTGGCGAACTCGGCGAAGGGGGCGGAACTGGTGAGGGTAGTGGAAGCGTAGATCTAACACCAGTAAATAATCGTTTGACGGTGCTGGAGAGTAAAGATACTATTCATGATACTAGGCTGGACGCACTGGAAACTGCCAAAACTACGCAGGCGAGTAAGCTTACTGAACTGGAAGCAAAGACTAATGATAATGCGGACACACTAGCGGAACAGGCGGGAAAAATCTCGGCGCTTCAAGCTTCAACTGATATTACGGATGAGAATGGCGAACCTGTGAGCGTGGGGCTAGCACTTGCTACGGCACGCGAAGCGATCGCCGAAGCGAAAACAACCGCCAACTCTGCCAAGACTATTGCCGAGAGTGCGCAGACTGCTTTAGGCGGTGTTCAGACGATGGCTAGCGAAGCTAAAACTGCCGCGAATGACGCCCAGACGGTCGCAAATGAAGCCAAAGCAAGAACGGTCGTAGCGAGTATTATTTTCCCAGAATTAGCTTACGACGCACTCTTGACTGGTAATAACCCGACACTAACCCTCACGAGTAACGAAACTACTCAAACCGATGTAGCACTAGGCGACATCGCAAATCTTTGTGCGAATAATTACAACAAGATACACGCCGCACTTCAGTATCTGAAAAAGTTTAGCGGTGGAAATGCTAGGGTTAAGCTTCAACACGACCTCTTGGGTTATTCCTGCGATAACAACGCAAATGGAGATAAGGAATTAACCTCTCGTGTTATTGGCGATGAAAACAACGATATTTATATCGAGGATTACTTACGCACTATCGCCCTAAACCAGATGACGCTGGCAGAAGCTATTGCTAACTTCACGAAGTTTAATTCTGACCTCCAAGAGGATCTTGGGACTTTTATGACCGAGCTTAAAGCGCAACTACAAATCGTCGGTGATAATTATTAAGCATAAATGGAGTATCATGTATGACCATATATCATAACCAAACTCTCGGTGCGTTATTTAACGATATTATCGACTATCTGCCGACCTATTTTCAGATTATAACAAATATCTATAAGGGGCTTTACGGAGCGTTCCTCAACGAAGGCAAGACTGGAACCGAGAATGATGATCCCTTTGACCGAGGTTATAACTGGTGCTACGGCTTTAGCGACTTCGCGGAGGATATTATTGAGGAATTAGGTAATAATGCGCCAGATAATTTCGATGGCATCACCCGCGCTCCTCGTTTCCGTCATGTTCGAGAAATGCTCTGGAGTTTATGCGGAGCATATAATATATCTAGCTTCGGCATGAATGGTAGTAAGCGTCCATTCTTAGCCGTCGGTGGAACCAACTGCTCTCTGAAAATCTTACGCTATGACAACGCAGAAATTACTAACGCTAAACTCAAACAAGCTCTGTCGCAATACAACAATATCTCGCACGCCATTCGTAGTTGCGGTAATTTATCATCTGCTGGAGATATGCTCTGGACGAATTTTCCAATAGATATCTCGGATATAAGTCGTAGTCAGTTGTCGGTAATGACTTTTCGGCAGACACTCGCTTATATTAAAACTCGTCCGCTTAAGAAAAATGATTATAACGATAGCTTTGATATAATCAGGGCGCGACAAGCGGTGTCGTATGCGGAATATGAACTGCGCAAAGTTCTCGACGCGATAGAGCAAGCTTATCAGGAGCATCAGCAAAGCTGTGCTGAATGCGAAGAAGAAGGTGAGTGTGATAAGTTTTTGGAGATGTATGACGCATGGTGGGAGTGCGAAAGTAAAATCGTCGATTATATCGCAACCAAGTGTGGCGGGTTCGGGGCGGAGTTTAGCGACGGCAAATCTATACTAGATCCATACGGCTCATATTCCGATACATACTATGGCCAGCTCAATTATATTGACGACCCTCTGCACTTTATCGCCGTCCATGCGACCGATGTGCCGACAAAAACTTACACTGGCAATATGAGTGAATACTCTATTGGGGCAACTTGGAATGATCTTAAGTCTGGCGGCAGTGGATATAAGTTTCATGTATTTAATGTCGTGTTGGAGCGCACGCTGGCTATACCAGGCATACAATTCGATACCGTAGAAACCGATTACGCCAACGGCAACCCCTTTTATATCAAATCTAATATGTGGGCTTGGCTCAACTCCGCTAAAGATGGTCGCAAGAACAATGATAAACTATGGCGCGAACTTCAGCATACTAGCGATACGAATTATAACGCCAATTTCTACCGTGGCTACTTATCCTGTGTAGATGACGCATTACGGAAGCATAGCGTGCCGTTTGTAGAACGCGAACAACTACGCAACAGTTCTGGAGGCTATCTGTCTAATACGATTGCGAGGCTGTCGTATGTAACTATCGGCGCGCCCGTATGCTACTACAAGACGCTTCGTTCTAACGAGAGTGTCGGAACGACGCAAATTAGCCGAGGTTGGGATTATCAAGAACTGGAAATCTATGCGGGCTATTATCAACAAGTTTATGAGAATGGCGGTGATAGTGCGCTCAAAGAAGCTCGTAAAACCATATACCCCGAAAACATAAGCTCCTATTACAAAAACTCGTCCGCAGGAGTAGCAACGAGAATGACCGTAGGTGCTACTGTGAAGAACGCAGTGCTAGATACGAGCGGCGAGTTTGTTGCGAAGTATCCAAAGGACTATGTCGCGGCGCGTCCGATACATCGACTATTTCCGTTCCATATGACGGAAAAATACGGCGTTCCTCGTCGATACACACAAGGTGTAACGCTAGAGAGCGCTGAGAGCTAGGTTATTGACACCCGTTCCTAATAATAAACACAATACCAGATAATCAAAGGAATTATAACTCATGTTTGATAAACTTAAATCTTTGCTCGGCAAGACGCCAGCACCAGAACAGCCGGAAATGCCCGATGTCGGGGCGATTGCTGGTATCACGCCTCATTTACCCATGCTAGGCTTGTCGGGCTTCGGTCTGAAAAACGGCTCTTATGACAATACTTACCCCAGTATCAGCCGTATTGCGGACGCTATCGCTGAAGTTCAGCCGATCGCGCTAGACGCTAATGGTAAAGAGAAGCCAAATGCTCATTTGCTCGAAGTACTAAATCATCCAAATAAAGAAATGTGTAGCACTGACTTCATGGAAGCATTGGCCGTTATGCTCCTCGTCCATCCAAAAGTCCATCTCCTAGTTTGGCGTAATGGTGCGAACGGCGAGCTGGAAGCAGGTGGAAGTATCACCGAGCAGAATATCGCAGGGCTAACTTTTATGGAGGGCGTCAGCGAGCGTATTGTCGATGGCAAGAGTGAATATGGTATCAACGGCAAAGTTTTTACCGAGAAAGAAGTCATTAGCTTATCGCTCGCAGTAAATCCGTATCATCTCGCTGATGGCTATTCTCCAAGTGTCGCTAGTAAGAAATGGGCGACAACCGATGATTATATCGCAGAATATCATAACGCCCAATTCCGTAATAACGCTCGTCCTGCTGGTATGCTCACCATCGTTGCCGATAGTGCCGAGGAGTTTAACGAAGCAGTTGATACTATTGAGGCGAAGTTTCGTGGTGCCAGTAATGCTGGCAATACGATCTATAATATGCGACCAAGCCAGACGCTAGAGGGTAAGCCCGTTCCTGCCAAGATAGAATGGACGCCGTTCGCCCAAACTAACAAAGACCTCACGCTAGAGCCAGTCTATAATCAAGCTAATCGTAAGCTAGAGAGTGTGTTTGGCGTGCCTGAAGAAGTCCGCGGACATCTTCAGAATAGTAATTACGCCAGCGCCGAAGTTGCTGATTATATCTTTTCTCGGCGCGTTATTTACCCTATGCTCGTGAAGATTTACAGTAAGCTCACACATGAACTGAACCGCGTAACTGGTGGCATGGGGTATGCGTTGAGTTTTCATTACGAAGTGCCAATGCTGACTGATACCCGCAAGCTTCAAGCCGAGGCCCTTAAAACCATGATAGACGCAGGTTTCACTATAGATAGTAGCGTGGAGGCACTGCGGCTACCAGAGAGTTATAAGGGGTTACAAAAAGAACAAAAAGTCAGCAAGAATGATACGGCAGATAAGTCCGAACTGGTGGCGATAGTGAAAAGCCTCGATATCGAGGAGCCAGAAGAACCGCCGACATTCACGAGGCAAAAAGAAGATTTAGTATCGCCGAACTTGCTCGTAGCGTATGACCATATCACGCGTAGTATTATCACGCACATAGCAGATGAAGTGTCAGCTCTGATAGAGGCGAACGCCGAGGATAATCTGGAAAAGCAACTCGACGCGCTAGAGGCCTCGCTTCTGCGAGCTTTTGAGAATGATACAGAAATACAAAAAGATATTCAGTCGATCCAGACGGAACTAGATGGACTTCGCCAAACTCATCAAATTGCGCAAGAAGTTATCCTGACCTAGCATCTAGGCGTAGAGGTTAGCTATACTGGCACCGATATTAAAACAAGAGTAACGGAGATGGTAGCGAGTGACCTTCGAGATAGCTATAAAATAATGGCGCATAATCTCTTGAACGCTACTGCTCTGATTATCTATAACCATGAACCTGATGATACGGAAAATGATATTTCCGAAGAATTGGAGC